TAACGCTTGTATAGCACCGTATTTTTGCCCTGCTGTATTATTATGATTACCATAATCATTTAAATCAATATCTCTATAGTAATATTCATTTTTATTTGGATTTATATGTCTATAATAAACAGTAGGATATTGACCTGCATGAGTAAGTCCATACTTATTTTGTTTAACAAGACCTATAGGAACAGAATTCTTATCTATAGGAACAATAGAATCTCTTGAAATAGCATCTTCTCCTATTTGATAAATATTAATTTTATTATTACCTCTAAATTTTTTAAGAGCATTGGTAGCTTTATTAATCATTTTTATTCCATCATCATCTGTAGTTTTAAAATATCCCATATTATTCATAAATTTTTCTTGCTCTTTATCGTTAAGAAGAAAACTATGACCAGGATCTCTACTTTTAGAGTCTTTTGATTCTAACATAGAGTCAAAAGTACCAAGTATTGCTGTTCCTATAGCTGTCTCAATACTAGGAGCAACCATAGCATTATGAATTCCAGAAGCTATGTCAACTCTAAGATTATTTTCATTTTGATTAACAATTTTACCTAAACTTGGAATAACACCACTTTGTAAAACCTTAATACCTTGCTTTACATTTTTTTCAGCTCTAAACTGTTTTTCTTCAATTTTATCTAAAGTTTCACTTCCTTTATTAAGTTTTTCTAAAGTAGCTTTATCTTTTGTACCTTTTTCAATAGATAATTTTTCTAATTTTCTTGATAATTTATCGTAAGCTTTTTCATATCTTTTAGCCCTAGTAATATTTTTTCCTATTTTACCAACATTAGCTAACATTTTTATACCTTTTGCCCCTTTAGCAACATATTTAAGAGGACCTAGTGCATCAAGACCTAAATTTATAAGACCATCTTTATATTCACCTCTTACAAATCTATTAACTCCTCCAACAATAGGTACAAAATCAAGAAAATCACTTATTGTATCATATGTATAATTATCTTGTTTACCTCCTGTATCTAAATATCTCTTAGGCATATTATTTTCCTCTATTTTTTAAACTACGTTTTCCTCTCACAGTAATCTCAGGTAAATAAACTCCATGAGTAGGTTGTTTAACTCCATAATAGTCATCTAGATATATTCTATCATAAATATTAACAGGTTTACCTATTCCAAGACTAACATCATTAAGTTTATCTAAACCTGGAATTTTAGTTCCTTCATATTTTCCATTAAAAGGATTTAAATCAAATCTATCATAATAACTCCTATATTCTCCTCTATTATCGAAACCTCTACCTATAGTATGGTCTGCTAAATTGTAATGTGTAAAGATATCAGAAACTTTGTTTTTATTTATTCCAAGACTATTAGTTTCATTAATTAACCATTCTTTATCATAACCATCTAATGGAAGTTTATAATAAGTAACATTCTCTCTTCCTATTCCAGGTGCATATTTAGATTGTTGTAATCTAGTATTAAATCTTCTTTGATTAACAGGTATTTGAAGATAATTAGCCCAAATATCATCAACAATATCTACTCTTGAGTTTCCATCTCCAAATTCTGTATAGATGTTTCCATTTTCATCTTCGTATCTATCAGGATAATCTATAGAATCATTTTCAACAAAATCTTTAGCATGTTTTTTAATATCATAATCAGAATATGGATTAACTGTTCTATATAGTCTACCTTTAATATAATCTTTAAATCCTTTAGAAACAAGTTTAGAAGCTTCAGTTAGAAAACCATCTGAAACCTTTCCTCTATCTTCAAGTCTTCTTCTACTTTTTGGCATATTATTCAAACTTTATATGTTTACTTTCTAATTTCTCTACATTTTTCTTATGTTCTTTAATCTTTTTATCATTTTCATATTTACTATAAAAAATATATCTAATATTAAGATAAATAAGTTTAATAGTATATTTTAATGTATTAATAAAGTTGTCATGAACCTCTAATATAGGAAATTCTTTTTTAAATAACTTTAAATTATAAACAATTATAAGATAATCAAAAACTTTCTGATGCATATAATGTCCACCACCAAAAGTAATAATGTGTTTTGTAAATTTACTAATTGCCTTAGCTTTATTAATTTTTTCATTATCGGTTTTCATAGTTGTAATATTTTAATTATTTATCATATTTATTTTTATTTTGTTTTGCTATTTTCATTTGAGTATCCATTTGTTCTCTCTTAACTTGTCTTTCAGCAGCAGCATTATACATATCTCCTGCAAGTTTTTGTCTATCCAAATCTATCTTTTGTTGAGCAAGATTTGTTTTATTTTGTTCTGCAAGTTGAGCCAAACGATTTCTAGCGTCATCATTATTAGGAGTAGCAGTAAGCATATCCATATTCACATCTATATATTTAAGTTGCATTTCATAAGTATACTTAAGTTCTGTAAGACGAGCATCAACTTCTCCTTGAGCTTGAATTTCTTTAATCTTATTCTCAAGTTCCATTGATTTCAGTTGCTGTTCCATCTGTTGCATTGCTTCTTCATGTTGCCTCTTAATTTCCATATATTTTTCTATATTATTTTTAATCATAGCAACATTATCTCCAGTAATAGCAGAAAGAGCAGCTTCCAAATCACCATTCTGTGCAGCACTAAATGCCCAATCTTTAAGCTGTTTAAGCTTATCCAATTCTTTTTGTTCATTACGAACAGTTGTAGATAAATCAGAATTTATATAACTATTTACATCAAGACTTAAAGTTCTACGCTGACGATGGTCATCAGTAAATGTAGTTTGAAGTCCATCTATAAATGCAAGTTTACCAAAATCTATATCTCTATCATAGTCAGCTCTTCTAAGTTCATCAAACATTTGGAAAATAATAACACTTCCCATAGATGAACGACTAATAGCCTCAGTTGTAGTTGCAGAACCTGCAGATTGAGCAATATCTCCATAACGCTGCATATTCATATCAACCATTTCACGAGCTTCCATTTTAATAGATTCTATAAGATTTGTCATTTGAGTAACATAGTCACCTAATTGACTCTGAAGAAATCTAATTTGTTGCATCTTAACACCAGAAGCATCATCTTCATCATCAACGAGAAGAATACCATCTGCTGCCATTCTATATACTTTATCTTCAGTATCAGATTGGATAAGAGATTCTGGCATAAGAAGAATTGCTAATTTAAGTTTAGCAATAACCATTTCTCTATGATATATAAATATGTTACGCATTATTTGGAATGGAGTAATAAGTTTAATAATACTAAACTTACCCATAAGAGGAAGAACTTCCATAATACCATTATAAGGCAATTTACCATTCCTTTGATAAGCTATAGGTCTAGCCTTGATAGGATATATACCATAACTTCTTCCGCCGATACGATAACCTTCATATACTTGAGGTTCATATTTCCACTCTATATTAATATCACCATTGTCAGCGTTGAAGACATAATCTTCTTCAACTACCATTTGTTCTTCTAAACCTATCTCATTAATACGAGTAAGAATACCTCTTTTAGCTTCTCCTCTCCAAACTACGTGCCAAACCTCATAAAGAGTAGTATTATTATCATGAACTGTTACAGGTTCTTTCTTAAAAAGAGTACGTTCTTTATCTGTAAACTTTTCACAATATTCAGGATAAGTTTCAAAATACTGGTCATACTTTAATAATTGCACCCCCGTAGAGGAACCTCTAGCTTGTGCAAAATAAGTTTCCAAATACTTTCTATCTTTATCTTCAAGAACATCATCAAAAGTATCTATAATTTGCTGATAAGACATCATCATCTTTCTAGCAAACATATCATGGTCTTCAACCAAGAAATTTTCATTAGGTATAGGAAAAGCCTCATTTACTGGTACACACTCTTTAAAAATACTTTCACCTCTAACATCAGAATAAGTATAACATTCTCCAAGAGAACAATAATTAAAAAATGCAGTTAAATATATTATAGTATCTTTAGTTGCACTTCTAATATAATCTAATATATCTTGACCTTGTTTACTTTCCTTATCTATATAATTTGCATTAAATTCTTCAACAAATTTATCCATATCAGGCATAGCTTCTTGTGGATTAACACTATCAGCAGGTTGTCCTTGTTCTTCTGCTTGTTGTTGTAATTGTTGAAGATTTTTCTCAAATTCTTGCATAAATGCTTGCTGACAAAGTTTGCTAACTTCTTGTTTAAGTTTAGCATTTTTTGCAAGAACTATTTCAGGATTATTTGCTCCTACAGTAAACTCATGAATACCTTTATAATACTCAGATACATAACGTCTAATAATATCAGACATTATATCAAAATTACGCATAGTAGCAGGAAATCTCTTATATTTTTCTTTACTAGAATTATAAGGATTAAGAGTCTTTTTATAAAACTCATTAGGAATATCACCACGAAGAATTGATAACTTTAAATCAGTTTCATCCCTATCATTTGCACTAATACCAGCTGATATAACATAATCAATAGAGTTAGCATACCAATAAGGTTTAGCTTTCTCAGCAGCAGAAACTCTTTGAACTGGAAAATTATTAAAACCACCTAAAACTTGCATATTACTTTATTTTAAAAAATTCTTTAACTCTACGATGTCTATCTTTATCCCAATTAGGAGTATTATTACCTACAGCATTTACTACTCTAGACCTTCTACCATTTGCTAAAGCAGATAATATATTATTAGTTCCTGCTCCTAAAGAACCTCTTTGATACCTATTTTGTGCTACAAGAAGTCTATGAGTTTGAGATATTGTATCAGAAGGATGAGGAAACTTAGGAGTGCCATAGACACTATCATAAGCACTTCGTATAACTTCATCATTTTTTCTTAAATGATTTACTGCAAATTCATCTACTTCTCTTTTATTAACAGGTTTTCCTGTAAACCATTTTTTATTAGCCCCACTTGTACTTGCAACTCCTGGACCAATGGTAGGAGCAAAGCCATCATCAAAGGATGTAACTGTATTACCTTTAACATTTCTTCTTCTAGGATTTTCTACAGCATATAATAAATTAATAGCATCACTATAATTTAATGGAGCTGCACCTCTTGTAGATAAACTACGATTATTTCTTCTACCAGCCATATTTTAAAACCAATCACGTTTAAGAATATTATCATTAGGATTTTCAGTATCAATTTTTTTATGTCTTTGCATTTCTTTTTCAGAAATAACATCCATTTGACGCCATTGTAATCCTCTAATTATCATTTCAGAAACTCTATCAAAGTTACCTTGAGCATTAAACTTTTTAAGTTCAAGAATAGTTTGATAATCGTAAATAGTATGAAAAACTCTCTTAGGTCTGCCTAATTCATCTTTGCCAACTTCTGCATAAAGCATTTCTTTAAGTAGTCGCAATCCTTCAAGTTTCTTAGTATTACCACCTGAATCACCACCCATGTTAACACCATAACTAGCGGTAACAGAACCTTTAATACTAGTATCCCAAATCTCAACAGGGTCTTTCATCAGATATTTCAAAGCATGCCATTTAGTAAAATTACTAACAGTTTCACCTCGGTTAACCTCAACTCCAACTGTACCAATACAATTGTAATAACGAGCTAACATATAACAAACTCTATCAGCCTCTTCAAGCTTTTCTGGACGACCATAATAAGCACAAACAAGAGCAGTCTTAAAGTTATTATAAATAGTAGGGTTCATCCAAACCTTAATACTATTATGAGAGTGTCTATTAGTAATAGCGGCTTTTTCTTTATTAACACCAACAGGGTCATAACTAATAGAATAATATCCTGGAGGAATACCTTTTCTAATAGTACCATCTTTTGGATCTTTATATTCTATATTAACTGGATTAAACCATTTTCTAATACAACCGTGAGGATGTTCATTTCCATTTCTAGGAACACCTCTAATCCAATCCCAAAAGTCTA